TGTAGTGAGTACGACGGCGGCCATGGCCAGTACCTGACACATAACCCAACTAATACCCCATCAAGAGGTATGTCGTCAAAGTTAAGGTCATTAACCGAAGGGGATACCCCCCAGCTTAAAGCCATACCGTTCTACTCAAACCCCAAGTACCGGACCAGTAACCATGTAGACACAATCAGGGTCCTGAGCCCCCCGCTGGAATTGCGGGAGTGGACACTCTACGCTGCATCTAGATGCCGATCGAGCACTTGGTCTAGCTTTCCAAGCAGACATCAGCTCGTTATCTAATTGGAGCAGAACTCCATTGGCGTTATGTAGCTAGATAATTCTTCGAACTTGCCGGATTCTAATCCTAGTTCGCCATAAGTCTTAATCGGTCCTACCGAATTATATCGTCGCATAAACGGATTAAATTGACGATTGCGCTTATTTCTTACACCAGGGTGTGTGTGTGCCTTAGACCAAAATCTTCTCGCTCTACGAATTCTACATTGATATTCATAAATCTTCCTCCTCTGCTTATCACCAATAGTCTCATACCGAGACAAATTTGGATTGATTTGATCAGCGGAGAAGAAATTTAAAGTAGAAAGTGCGAGTAGGCCATAAAATTTCCCGTAATCCTCATCTGGTTGATCTTGCTCAACTATTTTGATTTTATTAGCCTCAATTAAATCGAGGACTAGAGCATGAGTCTTCCAATCATCCTCAACTTTAATATTTCGAGGAGGATTCTTAAACTTCCCATTACTGATCAAAGCGCATATTGCGCGGTCAGTATCGCTTAGACCATCACCATAAGGTGTTAATTTTTCATTAAGGCCTAAGCCACCATATTTGGTGGGGACAAACCAGGGGAGACGACTATTCTTGATGATATTCTCGTTACGAGCATAAAACAAGACGGCTAATTGTTTAAATAAAAACGTTGGACCATCTAGTATAAAATCTCGTTGACGAGAACCCAATGAAGTAATCTTGAAATCATCGGGAGTCTCACACGCTGCTGAGCGTGGATTACCTACAAGAAGTCGTAAATTAACAAACGGGATTTCCCTAAATCGACTAAAATATTGTCGACGACCAACATAATCAGCAAATTCCTCCATGTAAGAACCCCGTTCTTTATTTATATAAAGGGGAACAGGAAGAAAATTGCGTGAATTAATCTGGACAAATTCATCTGTATAAAAATATTTACCCATTGAGGGGTGAAGTCCAGAACAAAACCCAAAGTATCTCCATAAGGAGTGGGTCAGGTCGTTTGAAGGGAAGGCACAATCATCTCCATTAACAATCAAGGAGTGATGTTTGAGTTTTAAACGCTTACACCCATAACCTTCTTCAAGGGAAATTGCGCAAAGTGCCGCATTAATTATACATAAAACCGGAAAACTAACAACCGAGCCCATTAATTGGCCATTCTTTTGTTCCAGTTTTGCTTCCATATCTCTACCAGTCGCAGCCCAAAACTCATCGGGCGTAATCTCGTGATTAACAAGGGCGTCTATAAATAGACTGCCTAAGGTGGCTTCGCCACCCTTAGTTTCGTCGAGGCCTAATTCTTCATTAATACAATGGCCACAAAACTCTGAAAGCATGCTTAGCAAATTATCGGTCGCGGCCTTATAGTCGCCACTTAAGAACTTTTCTTCACCGATATGCTTACCTAGCACCTCAGTGAGGTACTCGTCTGAGATAGGCTGCCCAATCAGCTTAAAGACCTTATGTCTTGATAACACCTTAAACAAAAATTGTTGTAGGGGTTTCAAAGCATAAGTTCTTAAAGGTGGTGAGGCAGTTATAACTCGGACCTTGAACGATTCAGCTAGACCAACTGGTCTAATCTCGTTGGGTTCATATAATGCTTTAACACGAGCTACTTCGGATACAACTTTAATATCTTGGCGAATGGGTACATCATCGTAGCATAAGCCACGAGTACCTGTGTCTAAATCCCTATATGGTTTTAGACCCATTGCGCCCCGAAGTGACAGACTGAAATTTGAACCTATATTGTAGGATAAAAAGCCCATATCAATAAAAGGTAAAATAACCTCTAAAATTAGGGCATCTGGAAGTTGAGCAAGTGTGGGGTAGAAACCCCTCAAGAGAATTCTAAATGAAAACACTTGACTCATTGTACGCGGTACACTTAATATTTTCGATAGGACAGGGTGTGCTTTTATTGAAGTAACAGAACCACCCTTATCACGACTATTCACATAATTAGCGGAGGTTGACGGATAAAAAGATGCGTCATTATCTAAAAATTTATGAAATTCCTCCCGCTTCCCTCTGAACAACTCTTTGACTCTACGTCGTATCTCTTGTTTGATGACTTGCACACCTGCTTCCCGATTCCAATTATTCCTTTTTAAATAAGGCAAATACGATACGATGGGCTTAGTCCCATCGAGGTACCGTATCGGAATTGAGTCGCAAATGGGGTCATCAAGGCGTTGAAGAGACTCGTCCGAACAACTGTACGGACGAGTGAAAAGTTCAGGATTTTCCGTTGGCTCTGTAAACACAGGATCAGAGAACAAAGCTTGAATTGTATCATTTACGGATAAATCTATTCGGTCAGTCCCCGGGCGTGGACAAGCACCCTTAACTCCCTGTGCTAGGGAGGTTAAGAGACTCATCCAAACCATTTTAGTCCCGTCATTATGGCAGACTGATTTCTTAGCACGGCCACGAATTTTTCTAATAAAACCGTTGGCAGAACCGAATAAGAGGCGTTTACATATTAGGTCAGGTTGTTTAAAATCTGATGGAACAGGGCACACTGCATAACAATAGTTATAGCCGGTGAAGGAGGCAATTGCCCATTTCATAACCTCGATCCAAGGATCGGGTTTGCCTTGTATTAGTTCCATAAGACCTAAATAATAAGTGAATGTTTGGCGAAGTTGGAAGTTACGGCAGTTAAAGCCATATAAGATATAAATCTGTAGAACTTCCTCAAGGCAAGTTAGAAGTCGATATGCTGCAGCAGTCAGTTCTTGTGAATGTAATTCATCTTGATCTGCATAGACTGTAGCAGGGCGCAGGTCAGTCCTCGCGCCATGGACTGGGTTTTCCTCAATTGGATCCGTCGGATCCAGGAAAAACCGATCGCCCCTCAATATCTGGGGGGGCTTCCCTATGGGAACCCAGTGTTCAGAAAGATGTGACTTCGTTGCA